ATAACTATTTTAAATAACCAAGTATTCTAGCCTCTTCAGGATGTTCATGAACCCAATTGTGACAAACTCTACAAGTAGCTTTCCAGGTAGATTGAACTAAATAGAAAGCATCTCTGTTGGAACCGGCATATGTATGGTGTACATCAGTAGCACCATTCATACAACCGGCAACAGAGATCTGACATATTGGATTCTCAGTAAGAAACCTTTCTCTTAACTTAAGATACTCAGCATCCTTCTTCTTTCTTTTAGAAGAAACCTGAGGGACTACAGAACGTTTGGTTGGTTTCTGTGAAATCTCTTTACTATTGTGGCAACTCCAGCAAAGTTTACAGTATCTGAATCCCTCATGGTTCTTCCATATTTGTGATAGTTTGCCACAACCATCACATTCTTTTAGTTTAACCTTTATCATTTTTAAGTCTTGGTAGTGCTAATGGAGCATCTTTTAAATCCAAAAAGTTTTTTGGTAAGATTCCTTCAGCAATAAAGATAGTAATAATATCTTTCTTTTCAATACCTAAATCTTTAAAAGTTAAAGTGTTCTTGAACTTCTCATCTGTCTCATTATCAGCCAATAAGAACTGTGTAATTGGACTTTTTGGAAACAATTTCTCAAAGATTAAGTTAGAATATTTAATGGTTACTTGCTGTTTAAACTTATTAAGTGTAACTTGAGCACGTTTGTAAACATTAATTATTCTCTGTTTTTTCTTACTACACATTGTAGCAAGTTCTTTCTCTGTAAGTGCACTCAGACCATAGAGTGCTCTCTTATAGAGGTAATTCTGATAGGCAGTATAACCATCAGATTCATATTGTACATAGGTTTTACCTGCATACAATTGGTAATCTCTTACCTGTTTTTTAAGCTTTTCCATAATATACATTTTTAAAATCATAAAAAAAGGGGCCATTTTTTTGACCCCTTTTATTAACTAACAAATCTAATTAAATATCAAATTCTTCTCCTTGTGCAGATTTAACTGCATTAGAATTTGTAACCTTAGAAGCATCATAAGCAGCACGTAATTCATCAACATTATCATGTTGAATAAATGTATCTTGTCCGTTAGATGATACAGAATAATAAGTTCTACGGTAAATAGGATTACCTTCAAATTTACATACAATACCTGTGTCACCTGCTATTTTAAGGTCACGTTCAGGGTTTTTAGAATTAAATGGTTCAAGTGATTCTTTAATTAGAATGTTACCAGGTAATTCTTGACCCATATAAAAGTTCATTTGCTCTAATTCATCTACAGTACTGTGAATTAATGTGCTAATTACTTTTCTTTTTAAGAAATTATTATCATCAATAATACTTCTTACTTGTTCTAATCTTACATAACCGTATTCTGAGTTATCAGAAACAACAATAACAGATTTAGTTGCTGAATCACCAGCAACGGTAACTTTTGAATTCATAATTTTAAGTGATTAATAAGTAAATAATAAATAGATTGTGAGTAGGAAATACTATAAGCTTATCTACTCAAATAAGCTTAAGTTTTATTGCAAAGCAATATTATACATCTAGGTTTTCTGTTAAATCAATGATGTCATCAAATGAAACACTGTCATCCGGAATGTTATCTAACTCTTCATCTGATGAAACATAATCAAAATCATATTTTTTATTTTGTTTAGTTTCTACTGCAGATGCAAAAAATGGATCAACTAAATGTTCCCCAAAATCAATAGACATCAAATATTGTATATCTAAATCAGTAAGTTCAAGATATTGATCAATAGTTATACTAATGACTTTTCCGTTAGGTAATTGATATAACATTATTTACTTTGAGTAAATATACGTTATTATATTACTTAAGTTTGTATAGTTAAAATAAAAATATTTAACTATATAGCTAAACAAGAATAAAGGGGCCCGAAGACCCCTGTTTATTCTTTGGTCAGGAAAAGCATATCAACAGATATACTATCTTAAAACTCTTCAATTACTGCTATAATATCTTTATAACTAATGAATCCAGACTCTTCATATTTATTACCATTCTCATCTACATTAGTAAACTTGACGTAATAAGTAGTAGAATCATGAAATCCCCTAAATTCTTTGATTACTGCAATACAGTTACCATTTTCATCAAGAAGACCATGTTCTTTCATTAGTTCTTGTCTAACTTTATAGGTAATACCAACTGGTGAAACTTTAATAAGTGTACCTTCAGGTAATACTGTAGGTGCTATATCTCCAAGATAGGTCTTAAAGAATATATTAGATGCTTCACTAGAGTAACCAATATGATTTGATAGAAATTTAGCTATCTCATCTGCATTTGTATGTTTGATAATACCTTTCAGAGCATTATACAAATCAGTTTCTGTAAGTTCTAATTGAATCTTAGTCATTTATCCTCCTATAATCTCTAATCTTGTTCAACAATTGGTCATTAAAATTTGTAAACCATTTCTGACCACCAATTTTTGTTCCCACACTGGGTGTACCTACAATCTCAGAAGAAACTATTTTTGCACCCATTTTTACGGGATTACCATCATTATCTTTAAGGTCAATATCCATATTGAACCCTAAAACTGAATCAATAGTTTTCATTATCTAAGTGTCTTCTAAATAATTGATAAATACTATCACCAGTTTGTATTTCTGAATATCTCTCAAATACAATTGTAGCTACTATAACTTCATTAATGTGTTTACATCTTTCAACAATGTATTGATAAGACTGGTGTTTTTTCTCAGCAATTCTATATGCTTCTTGACAAAACTTGACAATCTCATTTCTACGTTCATCAATGATACCTAGAGTAGTCCACATATCATCTGTTGTATCATCAATGATGCACAACTTGAGCTCTGATGAGCTCTCTAATCTTTTCTTTCTGTTAAATAGTTTTCCTAACCACTTCATAATCAGACTTTTAAGTTAATAATAAAATAATAAAAAACCCCTATTTCTAGGGGCTCTGGTAGTTCCACCAGGACTCGAACCTGGAATAGAAGCTTAGAAGGCTACTGTTATATCCCTTTAACTATGGAACTATAACTACTATGATAATACCATATAAACAAACATAGCAGTAGCAAATATAATAAATCCTAACAACATCCAACGGAGTGGTAGCATTCTTTCTCTAAACTCTAGTTCTTCAATCTCTCTATCAATCATATACTCAGTAAACTGTATATCATTTAAATAGTGAGCCTTTACATCTGGATCCATTTCTGAATGATGTAGTTCTGCTTCTTCCCATTTACAGCTCTCTTTTTTCTGTAATAATCTCTTGATGTATGCTTTCCTTGACAATAACATAACTACTAAATTAAATCAAGATTAGCAGAACTATTATCTGCAATAAATAAATCTAACAAAGCTGCTTTTTGCTCCATTAGTCTTTCTATCTTAGCATCAAGTTTTAGATCATTAAGATCTCTAATAAAAGAGCTCACTTGACCAAGTTGGATAAAACCTTCAAGAGCTCTACCAAATTTACCATTATCCCAATTAATAACAGTAGGATATTTTGTGTTAAGTTTCAAAGCTTGACTTTGAGATATCTTAACATTAAGTTTTACAAGGATAACACCACCAAAGGCAGTATATCCAAAAGGAATTACATTTCTAGACATAATCAGAATAAATTAAATTGTTAAATAAAAAATGTGACTGTCTAGGCACCACAGACTCTTACCTATTCCCAGGACGACCAGTCACCAGTCGTAAAAGCATACTCATTCTACGTAAGATTATTCCTCTTCATCCCAATCATAAAAAGATTCTTGAAGTTGTGAATAACAGTCAAAACATTGAAACCAGTTACCATTTTGTTGGTCTCTTATTTCTATGTAAGACTCTTCAGTATCTGCTATGTTTATACTACAACTACCGCAGATTAGTTCATTTTCTTTCATAATAATAGTTTTAGATAGTTTAAAGAATAGTTTAAATAAACCCCTCTGCACTCAGTTGTAATTTCATAGCTTCCTACGAATTTCACGCATGTTTGAACATTATGATAATTACAACTGCTCACCCTTGGGAAGTGAGAATGGTGCAGAAAAAGACTAAGAGTTGTAGAGAGAATGCATCAATATCTCTACCTTTCCATATATAACAATGCATTTCTTCTAACAACCTCACATGTATCCCTACATGCTAGAAAGAAAGCCCTTAGTTTTGGTGGATGGTTTTCAGTACTCTCACAAGGTTGCAACCCTTGATCTATATAACTGCTTTCACTGCATTGTTAAATAGCTTCTACCATAACGTGAAAGGTAGCCCTGCTTGGATGAGAGTATATAGTTACAGGTTATCTTTTATTAAGACATCACCTATTTTATCATATGAACATTCTATTGTATGCCCATCTGTACCTTCAATTACTACTGAATTAGGTTTAAGTTCAAGGAAATACTCTGTGGTAATATGCTGACCAATACGTCTAATAGACCCCAGAGTAAATCCTATACCTAAAGCAATAAGAAGATATACTATTCTTAATACTGTTTTCATAATTAATCTTCTAAATCTTCATCATAATTAAACTTACCAGTTTCAAGATACTGGATAATCTCTGCTTTGTAAGCATACTCAATTCCCGCAGAAGGTATAGAGTATATAGTTCTACCATCAACATCATCAGTAGGTATAATAATACCTGAATGTAATTTTAGAACAAACATAAGGTTTGCAATAACTAAGTGCATAAATATATATTTAGGGTTAAACAATCAATTCCGGAGTCTTTTACTGTCTTCTCATATATAGTAATAAGACTAATATATATAGTAGTAGTATATAAGATAGTATAGTATATGGTATATAGTTAGCCATATAATATATGTATGTATAGGTTGTGTAATGATTTTATGTTGGTAGATTGTGGTAAATAATGGTAAGAAGTGGTTTTCTCACAAATTATCACAAGCAAACACAAAAAATAATATGCTGATAATCAACCAATTAACTTTTTTTGGTCTCATTTCTGTATATATAGAGTATAAGACAAATGATTGCTATCCACTTGTTACTTATTATATAATACAACCTAATATTTTTTTAATAGTAATTAGTTGTATATAAAGAAACCGTAGGTAAAAAAAATAAAGAAAGAGAACATCCTTGGATATTCCCTTTCCTTATGTGGTTGCAGGTTAGATTGAGATTTCTTTCTCTTCAACCAAAACATCTTCAAACAATTCTTCAGTAGGAAGAACTGCACCACCACCAATAACCTTGCAATATACTGCAGGATTACCATTACGGTCTGTTCCTTTTGTGATTGCAACGGTACATTCTTCATTGAGACGGATACCTTGTGCAACTACAGACTCCCAAATTGTAGCACGGACAACTTTACCTTTATACAAGATGGTACAAGGACGGAAAGAAGTGGTTTGTCCTTGAGCATTCTCAAAGGATTTGATGCTACTTTCAGAGCCTAAAGTGTTAAGGACTGCTGTTACTGTTGGGTCTTTTTGCAAATCATTTGCCATAATCAGAAAATTAAATTAGTTAATAATATATTTTTCTGTAGTAAAAAGTTGTATAAAAAGACACCGTAGGTAAAAAATAAAAAAGGGGAACTATTGTCCCCCTAATCTTACTAAACCAACTTCACCATTTCTCCTTGCTCTATCCACGGCCATTTCAAGGTCATTAATATGCATAGAACAATAATGTTTCAGTTCTTTTTCATCCAAGCCATTTCCTGTGCTTAAGATAGAAATACCATTTAGTTCTTCAAGTAGGTCTCTTACCCTACGGTCTAATACAAATTCAAAAAGCATAACTGTTGGTTTTAAAGTTAGTAGTAGTAAAAAGTTGTATAAAATAAAAGGGGAATTACTCCCCTGGTAAGCTCATATCAAGAGTCTGAGCTAAATGATTATCATACTCAAAGCTATGTTTCATGTCCATAAATATACTTGCTAACCTATAGTCACAATGTGTTGGTTCTTCAGGTCCTTCGTAAACAGTTTCAAATTCTTCTGTTTCTTCATTATAACCTGAAAATTTCATTATATCTATATTATAACTCATATGTAGTTTAATACTTGCACGAAGTTGCTTTAGCATCTCTAATTGTATTTCTTTTTTCTCCATAATAAATAGTTTATTAATAGTAATAAGTTGTATTAAATAAAAAGATAACCCATTACAGGTTATCTCTTATTAATACAGGGGCAATACTATCTATAGGACAAGTATATATATACCCATAACGATCCTCTATTATTGCAGTATTATCAGGCTTTAACTCAAGATAATATTCTGCTTTAATATGTTTAATATTTGTTGGTTTAATTCCTTTAACAGGAGCAATAGATCCTATCAACCAACCACCAAATAAACCAAGGGCAAAATACCCAGCAACAAAGAATAACTTTTTATTTTTCATAGTATATAATTTATTATTAGTAATAAGTTGTATTGGGGTATACTATATATAGTAGACAGCCTGTGTCAGATAGATCTGAGACCAGCATGATCTCAGCCACCCCCCCCTACCAAAGATCTAGTACAGTATCACATAGTATATAGGTTATACCGTATAGTTAGATAACAATAAAACTTTCCCTGGTAGGAATTTTTTTTGATTTTATTTCTAGAAATGGTAATGAGTTGTAAAATTTTATGGGGGGTACCACCCAGTTGCACGGACCCCGGGGGGTGTTTCTATGGGAGGCCACCACATCCTACTGTATACTATTTTACCCCTCCCCGTGTCCAGTTATTTCTGAAAAAAACTGGACATACCGGGGGGTACAAAGACTAAGTAGATTGCCCGGGGGTAAATTTATATTTTGTATATTTACCCTATGGCTTATATAGAACACAATTTTTTTCCGTTAAAAGTATTTGTTAGGAATGAATACATGTATCAGCATAAAAAGGGTCACGGAGAGTTTACCCCAGGAGTTATAATGTCAGTAAGATGCATGCCAGGTCAAGCAGCTCTCTTTCAAGTTCTATTAGAGAATGGAGTTATGAGGGATAAGTTACCTAGTCATGCTTTGTTACATGAACCAAAGACACCGGATCCAGATCTACCATTTCATTATTTACAGATATGGAATTGCTTTTCTTATAACTTTACTTTATTACATATATCGTATGTATATGATACAAGAGTAGAAGTATTTATGAAAGATCATAAGTTCTACCCGGGTACTTACTATGCTACCATTAACTGGGGAGCTAATGATCTAAACACAGACCTATCATTAGCTGAAGATCCATTAGAGCATAAGAGTCATCATATTATTTTGCTTGATAATGGGCAGATAGCATTACAACCAAATAACAGAATAAAATGGTCTGAGCCAAGTTTTGTTACTAAACCATTCCCAGAGAAACCGGATTATCTAGTTAATACAGATTATTATAACTGTGAGGGCTTTGATAAGTGGCATACAGAAGATTCAGATAGGATGTTCTATGATAATGAATAATTTGTATATTATTAGTATAAATTACTCATAATGGCAAAAGCAAAAGATGGGGCTACTAAGATAGTCCGGATTAAAGTATCTAGACCTGGTGTTCATGCTAAGACTAAAACTAGTAAGTTAAAGTCTTCTAAGAAGTACAAGAAGTTATACCGGGGTCAAGGACATTAGGTTGAATAATCCGGATTAAAGGTACCTTGATATCTGGAAAGTTTAATCTACCCCCCAGCAAGTGTGTCTGATCAACAATTACTGCTGGGGTTTTTTTATTTAAAAAATTTTTTTATATTTGTTTCATGGTATATATCTATAAGCCAATTATGTGTGAAGTTAAAGCAATCAAATTTAATGGTCGGAACATTAAAGAGATTGAAGAACTTATAGGTAAGGATAATTACTTTTATAGTAAGGTTGGGATCCTATGGTTGTGGTTACCACATGGTCAAAAGCAGGTACACTTAGATGATTATATACTATTAACGGAGGATGGGTCAATTAAATTGTATGATCCAATAGACTTTAAAAAGGATTTTGAGCTAGTGCAATGACACAGCACCAGGCTGATATATGGAAGAGAATGACTGAAGAGTCAGAAACTAATCTTGAAGCAAGAATTAAATTTGATAAATATATGGAAGAGCAACAACAAATAGGGATGGTAGAAACTAAGTTACCTACATTTGGAGAGTTACTAGTAACTACAGAATCTGTAGACCCAGATGTAGTTAGAGTAACAGAATTAGCGGTAGAAATGGCCGAGATATTAAAGAAGAGATATTCAGAAGACCAAAGAGGTCCAGTAAAAAGTTTACTATTTGACCATGCAGTAGGTGAGTTATTTAGTGCCCATGCTGCAATAGTAAAAGTATTAACAATGAAACCAATACAATAATGAAATTACACGGAAAGAGAATTTTAGTAACTAAACCTGAAGTAAAAGAATCAGCATTTGAATTATCTGAAAAAGATAAAGCATTGCTAGAAGCAGAAATGAGAAGCAAGTGGACAGCACTTGAAGTATTTGCAATAGGTGATGAAGTAGAAAAGTTTGCAGTTGGGGATAAAGTATATCTTCAAATGAATGCACTTAATACAGCAGAAGTTATAGATATTGAAGGTGCACTTAAACTTATGGTTAGAGAACATGATATTGCAATAACATGGTAAACTTTAGTCAAGAATCAGAATCACAGTATGAAAAAGTCATCTGTTCTAAAGAGGAGATCACTGGTGCTCCAATTGATGTTTCTAGCCGTATTGTTGTTGTCAATGACTCTACTAGGCCAGATCATTATGGGGGTCAGGGCTCTGTATACGAAGTATTTAATGTACTAGAAGCTTGGGGAATAGATAAAGATTTCTATCTTGGTAATGTAATTAAGTATATTGCAAGAGCAGGAAAGAAAAATAAATCTACTAAAAAAGAGGATTTACAAAAAGCTTTAGTATATTTACAAAGAAGAATTAATTCACTATGATATTATTAAAAATAATAGCAGGAATGTTTGCAGTAGGACTTATCTGTTTATTCTGGATAGTATGACTAGACCCATCTATAATAAAGAACTTGATATATTAATGGATGATGAGAAAGGCCGTATTATAGCAAATTGGACAATTGGAGCATTAATATTAGTATCATTTTTACTAGGATATATGATAGGGTAGTTTCTCCGCCTAACTCCGTTTTCAATCCTCTACCCTGTCACACTAAGTCCCTAGCATAAGCTAGGGATTTTTTGTTTATGTAGAAAATTTTTACTATATTATACTGTATACATTTAATATTTATAACCATGGACATTTTAAATTTTATTTCTT